ATTGGCAATTACGAACGAGGTTCTTCCAAGTTTTTTGGAATAGTCAAAAATCTGGCTGAATGTGCTGAACGGATGCGCTATCATTCAGCTTCAGCCAGTGATATTACTGCCATTCCCTTACGGTCTTTCTTCAAACGCTATGAGATGTTTGCAAGAGTTCATAAGGAACGGGTAGATCTTGAGATCAAAATGGCAACGGCAGGACTTGTGAAGAAGAGGACAGGTTAAAGGCAGGCCGCTTCTTCAATCTTTTCTTTAACCCATTCATTCAGGCTTTTATTTTCAGATGATGCAGCAACAACAGCCGCTTCATGGAGATCTGAGGGAATGCGGATATTGAACTTTCCGGAGAAATTCTTGAATGGCTCAATTCCCTTTTCTTCACACATCTCAAGATAAACCTTAAGGGATATCCTGCCTTCCTTTTTAAGATCTTCGACATTATCAGCATAGAAGTCTGCGCCCCCATTAAGAGACAGGAACTCACCTCTAAACATGCTAATCTCAGGATCAAACGTTATTACAGCTTTATGACCGTCAATTTCTAAAATGTTCTTCATGGTTTCGCTCCGTTACTCTCCAGCCATTTTTTTATTGAGGCAACAGCCCCTTTATCCGTATCTGGAGAAGGATGTGGTCTATGAAAGACACGGATTTCATTAAACAGGAAAACACCTATACGGGAACCTTCTCTTTCACTGATCTCTGCTCCTAATGAAGTAAATAAAGCTTCAATATCATCCCATTTTATCGATCCGTTTACCGGACGGGAGAAGATCAGTTGCAAGGTTTTGAAGTGTTTCTTTTTCATGAACTATCAGTACTATAATTTNGTACCATTGTCAATAACAAACTCAGTAATATTGTTATAGAGACAAAANGCTTATATGTTCCTCTCAAATGGGAGGGTTCTATGAGCGNCAATAACGAGATTGATGAAGTATCTGCTGAAGTATCAATTAAAGAAAACGGGTTCTTTGCAAAAATTAAAAGTCGGTTTGTTTCAACTGCTGATAGGACTTTGGCAAATAAAATTGGCAAGAATAATCCTGAGATAGAGCGTCCGGGTAAACTAATTGAAGCCAGAACTGAAGCCGATATAAACATGATAGAAGCTCAATCAAGAAATGAAATAGCTATTATGGATGCAGCAACAAAAATAATAATTGAGCAAATGGGGGCCAATCCTCAGCTTGCAGAAAGAGTTTTGAAAGGAAATATTGCCCGACTTGTGCGGGAACAGAATAATAATGAAAGAGTATTGCTGGAAGCTGCTAATGATTTAACATCAAATCCAGCAACAGAGGAACAAGCAAATTCTGGACCTGAAAAGCTATATGAGGAATTCCTAGATGCATTTGATGAGTATGCAAGAAAAGCTTCTACCGAAGTCCTGCAGAAGATGTGGGGCAAAGTTCTTGCAAGAGAAATAAGAGAACCTGGAACGTTTAATAAAAAAGTCCTTCGCATTATTGATGAAATTGACACGGAGACGGCGAAACTGTTTGAAGAAATATGTAAGTCCAGAATTGGGGACACTATTCAAAAACTGGTATTGCCAAAATCATTAAATATCCGAGAAGAAGGCAGTTTAGTTGATGTCGGACTAATTCAAGTATCGGATATCATGGGGAACACTATTAGTTCAAGGTTAGGAGGAATTGATTTTTTAATTGAAGGGAAGAGAGGACATAAACAATTTTCGGCTTTTGGCTTTGATCAAAATATTATTGCATTTGATAGCATGTGTGTTCATGACATAAATGAAATAATATGGGGGGAAAATTTAACATTTTTCTCTAGTGAAAACAAAATATCACTGCCAGTTTATATACTCACAAGAGCTGGGCATATAATAAGTTCCATATTTTCTAATAATTTGGAATCAGAGAACTTATTAATCCAGAAATTTATATGTGCCACGCAAGATAAAAATATAAAGTATTCAATCCACGATCATGAAAGTGGAAAAAAGATAATATATTTTGCAAAATAGTCGGCTCCATTAGGAGCCATTTTCTTTTAAATCCCTTCTTTGAGGAGGATTGTAGCCAGGAAACATGAAGATATTTTTTATTAATCTTGCTCCAAAGGGGATGATAATTTCATAGTCTTTATCTCTTCCGAGGCTATGCAAAGCATCATTGTAAGCCATACAGCCTAAAATCTTATACATTTCTCCTTCTTTCCCTTGAAAGCGTGCTAATCTTCTTTTCCATCTGCTTAAGGTTATCTCGTCTGGGCACTCTATTTCAGAGACAGCTTCTTTCAGCTTGCTAAATTTTTCAATCAAAGATTGATGGAATAATGCCTTTCCGCGAAAGTCAAAAACCAACTCGATAGTAGCAAGAAATGCTGTGATTAGTGAAAACGTGTTGTTGCCTATCCATGGCAAAAGAAAGCTAGAAAAACCGGCTGTGCCAGAGGCAACAATTCCGAACAAAACCAAATTATTCAACCAACTAAAGAACCTTTTTCGATAGGTATTATAAAGAACATGATACAGAGTATCGAATTCAAGGTTCTGCCTGTCTTTTATCATTTGGGGGGTGGCGCTGGCTTCGGTGGTGGCGCAGGTCTCGGCGGGCTCCCTCTCGTTCCGCCGCCCGTCATCATAATCACTAATATCTGATTTCTGCATGTCTCTAAAACCATTTTGGATGTTCCTTTGTTTGGAAAGGGATGTCTGAAGAGGAAGGATATCGCCGAAATATTCTTCCTCAAACTATTTGTATGATAGCAAATCATAGCACCCGTAGCAATCAGACAAAGGGAAATGAACTTAAGCTACATGCTTTACATCAATAGATACACCAAGAGCCTTCATAACCCCAAGAAGCGTTGAAAGCCTAGGGTCTCCATCTTCACTTAAGGCACGATAGAGAGATTCTCTGTTAACTCCGGCTTCTTTGGATACTTGGGTCATGCCTTTCGCTCTGGCAACAATCCCCAATGCACGGGCTATATATTTATGATCACCGCTATCAAAGGCCTCTTTCAGGAATTCTTCCTGAGCCTCAACAGTATCAAGATATTCTGCTGCATCAAAAGGGGTTGTTTTCATAATAATTCTCCTATTCCAAGTCTTTAGCGAGTTCTTTTGCTGACTTAATATCCTGCTTCTGAGTACTTTTATCGCCGCCACATAAAAGGATAACAACAGTGTTTCCGTTTCGAGCAAAATATATCCTGTATCCAGGTCCGTAATCAATTTTGAGTTCGCCTATCTTACCTTCAAGGATTCTATGATCTCCGAAGTTTCCATCTTCCAGCCTGGAAATTCTAGTCAGGATTTTAACTTTAGCCCTCTGGTCCCGAAGATCTTTGATCCATTTGTTAAAGGGTTCAATTTTACGGACTTCAATCATCTTTAATGCTCATTATTTATCATATGTAGTTTATAAGCTACATATAGACATTTGTCAATCAAATTCAGCCCCTTCACCGGGGCTTTTTATTGGAATCCTCATGGCAAACTTTACTGAAATAGCAACGCTGAAACTGAATGACAGGTCTAGCGCGAATGTGCGCAAAATCGCAAAAGCTTTGACAGACCTAAGATCTGCAACAAAAAGAATGCAGGCTGCTGCAAAATCCGGGAAAATTATTCCGGAAATTGAAATCAGCAATATGAGGGCAGCCAGTCGCTCTATGGATGCCTACAGCAAGAAGATCAATAAGATCGCCGATGCTCAAAAATCCCTTAATTCTGCAATGAAAATTAGCGGCGCAGGAGCGAGAGGCGGCATTGCTGGACAGTTAGGCACTGCGCAGGCCATTCGTGACCTGAATAGAATAAAGGGACTATTAGCGAGTACCCGTGCTGATACCCGTCGTATTGGCGGGATAGATAGGCGTTTTCCGAGAAATATCGGGGCCGCTTTCAATCGGGTGTTGGGCTATGACTCTGCTTATGCTGCGCGGAGTGCCTTGAGGACAGGTGGACGATCTGTAGTAGATACCTCAAATGCTCGATTCATTGAATACGTTAGAAATTTTTCTGATGAGGATATAGAGGAAATAAACAGCGCATCCACAAAAGTTAGTTCTCAATTACTCCTAAATGATCCAACTAGTCTCAGAGTTACTGCGCGGACTCTAAGAGCAGCATTGAACGACGGAGAGGATCTGGCCGAGGCTTTAAAGTCGGTTTCGATAGGATCGACAGCTTTGACTTTTATGAAAAGCGCAGAAGCAGGTGAGCGGTTTGGTGAAACAATTACGAAACTGATAGATCGAGCCGGTTACGGCAAAACTGCGCGTGAAGTCGCTGCAATTGCAGAAGCTCTCTCGCGCGCTCAATTAGTTGCAGAAAAAGATCTAAATCCACATCAGGTTCTAACAGCAGTTCAAAGACTTGGGAGCTATGCACAGGGATTTAATGCTATGGCATTTTATGATCTTGCAATGGACGTCGACGCTGGAAAGGGGCAAGCAGCTCGAAATATAAATACATTTATGAATAATTTGCTGCAGCCCTCATTAGCTAAAAAATATAAGAAATCCCTGACCGATGCAGGAATTGGCCAAGGAGCGAATGTTGTAGACCCCGAATTGTTACGAGCCAATCCGTTCGACTGGATTAATAAATATCTTCGCCCTTTGCTGGAAAAAAGGGGGGTTGATCTCAATAGCGCTGCTAACGTAGGGGCTGAATTATCTAAGGTAGGTTTCAGAGGCGAAGGAATAAACTATGCTGTGATGCAAATACTTCAGTACGAAGAAAGGTTACGGGATCGCGCGCAAGGACAAAAAATAAAGCTTGAACGGATGATGAAAGCGGCAAATAAAAGCATACAGGGGGCAGGGTTTGCTGTCGCGGCGCAGTGGAAAAACCTTACGTCCACGGCCACAGATAGCCTTGATCATCTCGCGCCGTACATTGCAGGCTATGCACAGTCTATGGGCAATCTCGCAGATGACATTAGGGCAGTCCAGGAAGGGAAAAAAGGGTATAGTGATCTTTTGACTCTCTCAAATGCAAAGCTTGCAGGAACAGCGGCTGGAGTAGCAGCAGGGGGATTTGTTGTCAATCACCCTCAGATTGTCATGCTCGGCGCGGCTGCATTGCGGCTTAATTCTGCTGCAACAAAACTTATGGCAGCTGCTGGGATGCAATCAACTAGAATAGGGCCTTTGGGGCCAGCAGGAGGTGTTCCAACAGCAGGAAAAAGGGGGGCAGGCAAACTTCTTAAAAAAGCGGGTATTGTCGGAGGGGTTATACTTGGCGGCGAATTGCTCTACAATCGTTACAAAGAACCAACAGAGGAGGAGGCCAATAGAGCAGCCCTTTTCCGGTTTGACAACAAAGCACAGGCCGGGCTAACGGCGCTCGCTGATACTACCCTCGTAAATTTGGATGCGGCGACATTCGGTCTGACAACCCGATTAAATGAACTGGCATTTGGTGTTGATCATGCAACAAAAGTTATGGAGCTGGCCCGTACACGTTATTCTACTCCTGGGGCGTACAGTAATAGTGAGCCAGGCAGAAGAAAGAGGCTGGAAACAGAAATCGGCTGGAAAAAAGAAGAGCTGGCAGATTTAAAAATTCAACAGCAAATGGGGGTTAATAATGGACGACGCCCCGGAGAGTTTAAAGGACAGATCGATAAACTGAACGCTGAAATTAGTGGGTTGAATACAGAGCTGGCTTCAATTATTGCCCGTGATATATCTGTCAAAGAGCCAAATGCAATAAATAAGGCATTATCCACTATTCCACTGCCCCCGGAAAGACCCTCTATCCCTCTACCACCAGAAAGGCCAGAAACTTTTCAGGAAAAAATTGATCGGATCAACAAAGAATACGATCCCGCAAAAATCATCCAAAACGCTATAACAGAAATAAATAACGCTATAGAGTTGGACGTTAAGAATGCTGAAGCAGCGGGGACAGCAATGGGATTAGCCTTTGTTCGAACTGTAAATGCAAGTTTACGGTTGCCCGATATTGGATGGGGGATTAATATCTCATCCGAAAAACCAACAGATACAGGCGATATGTTTGGGGGGGATTAAAAATGAGATATGCTAAGCTTATGTTGCTTTCATTGTTATTCATTTTTCACGCCGTTTCAAGTTATGCGCATTGGGATTATTTTATTGATGAAGATCCTCTCACCGATAAAATAAGTGCAAACATAACAGTTTACACAAAGGGCATGGACGAGAGTAAGCCAATACTAGGCTTTAAATGCTGGCGTGGGAAAAACGACATTATTATGATTTATGATACAAAGCGAAAGTATTCTAAATCAAAAAATTCTTTGATCCCTTATCCTGCTATGCTTAGAATCGATAAAAACAGCGTCGAAGTTTACAATATGTCTGCTTTTGACTATGGCGGGACGCTCGGATTTAAGTCGCATCCATCTGATAACGATAAGACACTGAAATTCTTGAGAGACACTATAAAAGCAAAAAACCAAATTGTTGTTAATGTAGATGAAACAACAACAACATTCCCCGCCAAAGGCTCCACCAAAGCCATAGACCAATTCCTCAAGACTTGTGAGATAAAATAAGGCTCCCGAAGGAGCCTTTATTTTTTAGTACCCAGAGGGACAAAGAGTATCAAGGTTATGATGATACTTGAAATGATCCTGTTCATTTGTCGTCTTCTTTGTTTGGGGATCGTTGTTTTCCTTCGTTAAGAACAATACTCATAAACAATTTCATTTTATCTGAAATTTCGAACTGGCTGGCATAAGGATAAAGATTATCGAACTCCTTCATTAATGAGACAAACGTTTCGAGATGTCTATTTTTTTTGATAGTTTTACCTTCAGGATATAAAGCAATTAGCCGCCTTACTACCTCTAGTGCTTCGTCATCTCTTGGAATCGGGTATTTTTTTTCAAGAGTGTCAATGATTTCAGAATTCATCGAACGATTATTATCTTTTGCGGCTGCTGCAATCCTATCTCTCAAGCCTTTAGGCATTCGTATCTGAAAGCGCTCAGCTAGATCGCTTGGGTATCTTTTATTGTTATCTGTCATGAATCTCACTCAACGATGAACCGAGTACGAATAATGTCAAATCGCACTTAAATAATCAATGAGTGCGACTTGACATTAATCTCTAGTCGCATTATAAATATAAGTGCAATTCGCATCCATAAAATGAAAAGGTATCTCTATTATGAAGGAAAAAAAGTTCAGGGTCAGTCATGCAATGCCGTTCGGTCTTCGTATGCCGCCAGATGTCCGAGAATGGCTTGACAAAAAAGCTGATGACAATGAAAATTCTGTAAATTCAGAGATTTTAAAAATTCTGAAAAAAGCAATGAATTCTGAAAAGAAAGAAATTTTTCATGCATCCTGAAACGAAAAACAGCGCGGAGGCGGCAACCTCACACGCTGTCAAATTGAATACCCCTAGAAAAGGAAATTTGATATGCCCAATTGTATCACACTTTCTGACCTGAATTCAAGTATTAATAACGAGCCGCGTGTTGCACATCAGAAGCTTGCTAAAGCTTTAGGTTTTAAGTACCCGCATAAATTTAAACATCTAATTGAGAGGAATATTGAAGAGTTACAGAGATATGGTGAGATTGTGTCCACGGTGGACGGAATTAAAATAGATTCTGAAACCAACCCAAAAGGGGCAGGTCGGAAAGGCGTCACACTTTGGTTGAATGAACCGCAATCTGTTATATCCACATTACGGTCTGATGCTCCAAAAGCTCCGGATGCACGGCAGGAAGTAGTCGAGGTGTTTATTGCCTATCGGCACGGTCAAATTAAGCAAGATGCTCCCCTCTGGCCTCAATATAAAGAGACTTTTGAAAAGATTGAGAACAAGAATATGTGGATTCTCTCTGAGAATAGGCGACTTGAGCTGGAAAAAACGCATTTGCAGGAAAAGATAAAAAATACACCACAAGACCCGCTACTTCAAAAACTCGCACAGGCACATTCTGAAATAGCTACGCTCAAGGGTGAGATCACCTACCTTCGCGGACAGATGAAAACATTCTTCGTCTGGATCGACAAATTAATTATGGAGGGAAGAGGGTCTTAACCTTTCATCTATGCACAAAAATACAGCTCCTTCTTCTCCAGTAACTTTCTTCTCTCTGAAAAACCGATTGTAGGATAGAATGTTACAGGAAGGGCGTTCCCCGCACACGCGGGGATGAACCGAAATAATCGGGTTAACGGACGAACATCTCATTGATCTGTTTAAGGCTGCGACGAAGGTTTAAAATGCCGCATTTCACTTCCCATATAATGAAAATTAGCGGAAAGTTGAGTTCCAACATATGGCATTGAGATTAGAGCAAAAAAAATTATCAAAGCTAAAATCAAAGGAGTGATAATGCAGCCTTTTGGAATACCTTTTTTCGTTTCTTCATTCTTCTCTTGATTTTCCATAACTCTTATTTCTTCTTCTTTCTCCATGCCCACGGAGGAATGGGATCAGGATCAGACCAGAGGCCAACTTTTTTTGATCTGGCCTCTATTTCTGCGAATTGGTATTGACCGCGTTCTTGAGGTGTTTGATCTCTGGAGTATTGACGATACCACCATGCCATACCCTGCGTTACCATAGCCAGACCTGCATCCAGAGTTTTATTGCCATCTGGTTTTGATGCAGGGGTTACCCATATACTGCAAACATAACGTTTATAATAATCGCGTTTGTTGCACTTGAGCAGAACCTCTTTCCCATAAACCAGATCGGACATTGCTTCCCGCGCACGGTTTCCATATGGCTGTTTTCGTTCTGGAGCGTCAATAGCATTCAACCGCACTTTAATCTGCTCATACTGTCCTGCGTCATCGCACCGGGCGGTAACTGTGTCACCATCCGAAACCCCGACAATCAGGCAGATTACGATAGCGGGTAGGTTCATTATCGCTCCTTTTTGAGGAGCCTACTATATCTTTTATTAACAGTCGCGCAACCCCGCTTCGGCGGGGCTTTTTAATAGAGAAATGAAACTTATGCAGATCATACCTGTTTCAGCAAATTCCAATCAGACCTTTAGTATTTTACTTGATGGTCAGGCATGCACTTTCAAAATTTATTGGCGGCAAACAAGACTTTACTTAGATTTACTAGTCGGCGATGAGGTGATTGTTAGAGGTTTTATTTGTGTTAACCGGGCTAATATTCTGCAACGTGTAAAGAAAGGTTTTAACGGGAGTTTGCATTTTTGGGATAATCTTGGTGATGACTTCCCATACTACAAAGATCTAAATTCTCGTTACTTTTTAATATTTATGTCAGTCGATGAAGAATTGCCGGAGGTATTAAAATTCTGATGTCCAGTTTTTCAATAAAGACAATAAAAACGAGCCTTACCTTGCAAAAAGGTTCCTTTGAAGAGGGCGGCAATACAAAAGTTGTTGAGGGATTAGCAACTGAGGTTACGGTTTTAAAACCCGGACTGCCACAGAAGAATTCTGCTGATGTAAAGATCTGGGGCTTAAAAAGAGAAACTATGGAACAGCTTACCATGCTGAATTTCAAACCTCAGCAATCACAGCATAACACTATCAAGATAGAGGCGGGAGAAAAAGGTGGCGCCCTTTCTGTGATCTTTGAAGGTGAACTTACTGAAGCTTCCGCCGACTTCAATTCTTCTCCTATTATTGCGATGTCATTCAAAGCTGAAAGCGGCATATATCCGCAACAGATAGCCAGTAAACCTCAGACTGTTGACGGAGAGGCTCAGGCAAAAGATCTGTTCTCGCAATGGGCGAATGAAGCCGGATATTCGTTCACGGATGAAGGGGTTACATCATCTGTCAAAAATTCATGGTTCGGCGGTAGCCCCATTGATAAAATGATGAAGCTTTCCCGTAATATTGATTGCGATCTGATTATTGATGACGGCGAAGTTATTATCCTCCCTGTTGACGGAAACCGAAAAGGCAATGCTGTACTTCTCAATAAAGATACAGGCCTCAAAGGGTACCCGACTTTCAATCAGGACGGAATTATCTGCGAATGTATTTTCAATCCGAACCTGAAATATGGAGGTTTGATAAAGGTTGAATCTATCGTTCCAAAAGCAACAGGAACATGGAAGATCAATAAACTCACCCATAATCTGACAGCTTATACTCCGCAAGACGGAGAATGGAAAAGCACGATAGAGGCAATCTATAATGAGTAAGGATCCCGTAAAAGGAACTCGACGGCTACGTTCCGGCAATACTCTTCCAAACGCCATCGATCTGGCTATTGAACAGAAATCAAGGGATCTTATCAATACAGCCGAGCTTGTTTCAATCTCTTCTGCAGATCAGTCCGGTACGGGTGCTCCAGTGGGAAAAGCAACTGTGACGCCTTGCGTAGGACAGACAGACAACTTCGGTAAAATGATTGATCCTGTTGCTTTTCCAAAAGGGAACATATGGAGGATGCAAGCGGGAAAAGCGGCCATTGTCATGAACCCACAGCCGGGCGACAAAGGACTCGCTGTTTTCACCAAGAGAGACAGTTCATCTGTTACGAAGGACACGAAAGAACCTGTCGCCCCTGCATCACACAGGATTTTTGATGTTGGAGACGCTTTCATCATTCCCGGTTTTCATAATGACACGCCCGATTACTGGCTTTCCATTGATCCCGCATCAGGAAATATTGATCTTTCGACAAAAGGGGCCGCTGTCAAAATAGAATGCCGTGATAGTGGCGATATCTCTATTCAGACCGCTGCCGGAAACTTTGAAATCAAAGCGACGCAAGCAAAACATGATGTTCCAGAGGTAACATTTACAGGGAATGTCACGATTGAGGGCAATCTGACTATAGGCGGAGGATTGTCTGTAGGCGGTACGGTTGCCGGGCCTCTGAATATGACAGGTGGATTAAAAAATACAGGTGGCTCTATCGAGTCCAATACAATCACACTCGAAACTCATAATCACAGTGGGGTCTCTCCAGGCGGGAGCAACACTAACTCACCAAACGAGAACACTTAAAATGGCTCATACAAGAAGAACGTTGAAACTCAGTGCACAATGGGACATTGAACTGGATGCTATTGGTCGGATCAGGGTTGCAGAAAAGGCAGATGCAACAGCCCAGAATGTAGCAAACGAAGTTCGCCTGTTCAAAAATGATGCTTATTTTGCATGGGATCGCGGAATTCCTTATTTCACACAACCTCTGGGGCATACACTTTCTGAAACTGTTCTGACAGCCCATGTTCAGAAAGCGGCTTTGCGCGTTGAGGATGTAGGAGAAATCATGAAGATAGAAATAAATAATTTCGATCTGGAAACAAGGATTCTTCACGGAGAAATACGGTTCAAAACAAGGGTGAACGAAGATGGCGAACAGCAAACTTATTTTTGATCCTGCATCAGGCATCGTTTCCCCGGATACATCAGAAATAAGGGAAAGCGTTGCTACAGACTGGAAAGCTGCATTTACCCGCGATGGAGAGCCGGAACTTGATACTGATATTGTAACTCCTGCAGGGCAACTTATTGATTCTGAGGTTGCAGAGATTGAATCAAAGAATGCGGCAATCCAGTATCTGGCCAATCAGTTTAACCCACGCGTCAATGAGGGGATGTGGCAGGATGCAATCGGTTACGTCTATTTCCTTGAACGTAAAATTGCAGAACCTACAATTGTGACCTGCCAGATTTCGGGAAGCCTCGGCACTGTCATTCCTTATGGTGCCATAGCTAAATCAACAGATGGATATGAACTGATCTGCAACAGATCTGTTACTATTGACGATACTCGGCAGGCAGAGACAACATTCAGGGTTTCATCTTTCGGGGCAATAGAAATTGCAGCTCATTCTGTAACAACAATCGTTACTGTAACCCCTGGCTGGGATACAATCGATAATGCAGCGGCCGGAGCAGTAGGGCGTATAGAAGAGACGCGATCCGAATTTGAAACCCGGCGTTATGCCAGTGTTGCCGCAAACTCTCACGGTTCAACATCTGCTCTTTACGGAACTTTAGCAAATTTGACAGGGGTTCTTGATGTTCAGGTTTTAGAAAATATCGGACCATATCCTGTCATTAAGTATGGGGTTGAAGTTCCCGGGCACGGCGTCACGATCTGTATATATGGCGGAGAAGATGACGATATTGCAGAGATTATCTATAAGAAAAAAGATAATGGCTGCGATACAGGCGGCAATACCGATATAATTTATCAGGCTGCAGATTATCATAACGCCATTTATGAATATAAAATTCTCAGGCCAACGACTGTCAACTTCTGGGTAAAGATCACTTTAGGAGATGGAAGCACTCCATCCGCAAAATCAATTACTGCACTGAAGGATGCTATAGTCAGAAATTTTTATGGCGGAGGAAATTTCCCGCGTGCTGGGCTTGCTCAGGATGTCTATGCGTCCCGTTTTTATTGCTCTGCCCTGCAAATTGATGAAATTCACGATATCCGGTCAATTGAAATCGCTCTCAGCAATAATGAACCGACAGGCTATTTTGATGTCGTTACCATAAGGGGCGATCAGGAGCCAGTCATGTCATCCGACAATGTGATTGTAGGGTGATATTATGGGACAATACACTTTTCGTAATATCCGTGATGTAATCAGCATTAGAGAGCTTGATAATGTCAGAGATAAAACTTCTTACGCGATACAAAGTCAATATTCAGCAAGTAAGAGAATTCTGTCAGTTTCAGAGCAGTTTCAGAAGCATCTCTGTCCAGAAGCAGATATCAAACTCTTTTATGACAAGATGTTTAATATCAGAACAGCTGAAGGTATTGGGCTTGACGTCTGGGGTCGAATACTTGGGATAAACAGAACAATTGTCGATCCGGATACAAGAATTTCAATCGTTCTTGATGATGATTATTTTCGTCTTCTCCTCTTCTACAAGGCTCTGGCTAATATCTCAAAATCAACAGCCTATAGCCAGAATGTTCTTCTAAATACCCTGGTTAATACGGGCGTAGGTGGCTTTAACGGGGCCTCATATGTTCTTGAGGTTGATACGATGGTTATCCGTTGGACGTTTGAATACTTCCTTGATGATACGCAAAAGGCAATTTTTAAAATAGCTGGAACACTGGCCCGTGGTGCTGGGGTTGGCTGGGAGCTGTATGCAATTAATCCAGATGAAGTTTTTGGATTTGATAAGTCTGAAATGCAACCCTTCAATCAAGCGCCTTTTGCACCTGATGATGCTCTGATCTTAGGAAAATAAAATGATACCAGAAAAACCAAATAATTTTTTGCCATCACCATTTGCTGTAAATGGTGATAAAACAAACATTCCTTTTTTAAAGAGCGTATCAGGTCGAGCCTCTTTTGAAAAAGGGTTTGATGTTGAAAATCAGAAGCCCTTGCGGAATGGCGGAGTTGCTCCCAATCGCAATGATTTCAATGGAATGTTTCATATCTTATCCTATTTGCTTTTTTGGGCGCAATCCGGCGGTCAATGGTCTTGGAATAATAAATTAAATTATTCAGTTCCATCAGTTGTTTATCATAAAGACAAACTTTGGTGGTGCTTAAAAGCGAATGGAATGGACACAACCGCTGGTGCGAAAGAGCCAAACAGTAATAATAAAGAATACTGGTCTATTCTGATTGAAGAATTGCTTGCTCAGATAGGTGGATCTTCTTCTCTTCTCAACCCGTTTCCGGTTGGAATGGTTTCGATGTTTCATGGAACATCTGACCCTGATGGTTGGTTCATCATGAATGGACGCTCCTTTGATGCTAAAAAATATCCAAAATTGGCAACAATTTGTGGCGGAAATATTTTGCCAAATACAATGGGATCGGTTCCCCGTGGAGTTGATACAGGGTCAGGAGCAGACCCAGTAAAAAATAGATCCCCCGGATCGCTCCAAAGCGACGCGGGGCGAAATATAAAAGGGCAAATTGGAGAGATGCTTCATGCTCAGATGATTAATGGAGCATTTTTTATAACAGGGCTGACAGGCGGACGAAATTTCCTTGAAGGAATGTTCCCGGCAGGCTTCGCTTCTTTTGATGCGAGCAGGGAGTGGGGGGCAGAACATACTGCAAATGAATTTCGAATGGCTAATTTTGCAACCAATTTCATTATTAGACACGATTAAGGGTTGATAAATGTCTACAGATTTTAAATTTGTGCCAATTTCAGGAGACATTTCAGGTGAAAGTACGTTGCACCAAATCGAAATGGGCTTTAATGAACTCGGCAGTGAAGTTGATGAAATTCATCATCTTGCGGAAGAGGCTAACTCTAAATCAGAACTTGCAATAGATATTGCACAGCAAGCGGCAGATACTGCCAACTCAGCTCTAGATTTGGCTCAGGTGGCCAGTTCTGATGCAAATACAGCATTAGACACTGCAAATACAGCATTAGACACTGCAAATACAGCGTTGGACACTGCGAACGCGGCAACAACGGATGCTGCATCTGCTTTGGCATCTGCTAATACAGCGCTATCTAAATCAAATCAGGCAATTAACGATTCATCTAAAGCCGTTTCGGATTCATCTAGCGCGCTCATACAAACACAAATTCTTGATGTAAAAGTTGAGGCATTAGAAGACCAAATTCAGGCTGCTATTGGTGAATATCCGGTTGCGTCAGAGAACCTTGATCTTGATCTATTAGCCGCAATTCCGCATAAATTATTTCTAACTTCAACCCAATTAAAAAACTGCCCGATTGCTGCTCCTGTTTTTTTTGACAATATCGTGACGAACGATGTTTATAATGATGAAATTGTTATATATCAAACCGTTCGCAATATTGACGGGAACCCATTAAATACTTGGTGCAGAACCGGATCTTTTGATCCGGATACAAATCAAAAAACATGGGGAAATTGGGAGATAAATGAAGGGCCTAAAGGTGATAAAGGAGATACCGGACCTAAAGGCGCGACAGGTCCTAAAGGCGAAACGGGCGCACCCGGCAAAGATGGGGCGCCGGGAACTCTCCCCTCAATTCCCGCCAATACCCTATTAGGGCGGGGCTCCTCAGCAGGCGTTCCCACCGCTCTCAACAGGCCGCAGGTATGGGATATCCTGTCGCAGCTGGATTCTACAAATTATTACGTTGATGCTGTTAACGGGAATGATAATAATGATGGAACATCAGCAGCTACAGCAAAAAAGACCATCAATGCTGTATTAAAAATTGTATATAGCCGGATAACGTTTCGGACTGCCAATATTACTATATATCTGGCTGCAGGTGATTATAACGAGAGTATTCTTATTCACGGCACGGTTCAGGCGTTGAACGCTGGAAAATACATAATATTCAGAGGGGCAGGACACGATAAAACATGGATGAGGGGCATATCAGGTCAGTACGCTATATGCTACATGGCGGATATAGCAATGGATTTTATAAACAGCTATGCGTTTTCACGGTTTTATATTCAGGATAATGGGACGATAGCGTTCGTGAATAGAGGGGGAAGTGCTACACTTAATGCTATCACAAGCGCTTCTGGTGCCCAATTCTCGGCCAATGACACCACAACGATCATCTATTCCGGTGATTATGCTGATGGCGTTAGAGTTGATATAGGGCAGGCCACTCTATATTCATCTATTATATTTGAGGATAATCCGACATTTACTAATTTATATAGAGTGCAAGCCGGAACAGCCCGTTTGTTCTGGAAGGACAAGTTTAGCGGGAGTTTTACAGGAAGAAAATTTCTTATAGAGGCTGGCGCCGAAATGCGGCTGACTAATGGAGATCGTTTCAGAAACTGGAATGATATCATCCCGGGAACAATAGACGGCGTTATATACCCTTATTATGTAAAAGACGGCTGGAAACGATCAACATATGACAATACCCCGCTGGGTATGATTTCTGAGTTTCCGTTCCGCCCCTCCGAGTTGCCATTCGGCTGGTATTTCCCGTCAGGTGATTATTTCCCGCTGACATCAAATATCGGTAAACAATTGAATTCTCTCTCTACTGGGTTCAAATCGGACTGGGGTATTACTCTCGATGGGAAAGGAAATATCCGCCTGTGTGATCCGGCACGTTTTTTTGCAACAGATGGCGCAGGCAATACGGTCGGTCGTTTCCCGCGTTTTGTTGATGGCGTAAACCAGCTCCCCGGCTCTGTTCAGAATGATGCTATCCGTAATATTTATGGGGCAACAAGCTTCTTTAGTGATAGCAATGGTACAGATGGAGCACTACAAACATATGATCCAGGAGGAACTGCTGCTCTTGGTGGAGTATCACTTATTGCTGTGAGAAAAAGCATGAATTTTAACGCAGCCCGTATTGTTCCAACAGCGGATGAAAACCGCCCATTCAGTGTCGGTATGACCCCTGCAATATATCTAGGAGTGTGAGATGGGCGATTATTTTGATGATCAGATGATTGAGGATGAAACAACCTCCGCTGAACCACTCCGGATGTCCGGTTGGAATATTTATTATGATCAGAGCGGGGCTTATGTCCGGATGACACCTGCTTATGAGGGAACAGTCGCACCCCCGGATGCAGTGCGACTACCAGAACCAATTGCAATGCAGTCTGGCTTCTGGCCTGTTCTGAATGCCGATAAAACCGGATTTGATCATATTCCGGATCACAGAGCTGAAACATGGTATCAGGAGGATGGAACGCCTGTTCTCATTGATTATCTGGGCAATCCTGCTGAACAGGGATTGCTGAAAGAAAAACCTGCTGTTGAAGAGCCAGAAGATCAGCCGATTTTATCTGTTACCCGTAAACAGGCCAGAATTACTCTTGAGCGCAATGGATTACTTGAGCAGGTCGAGGCTTTGATCGTGCAATATCCTAAAGAAATTCAAATCTGGTACAGCGATTCCCCAACATGGGAGCG